ATTGTCAGGCAATTCATATTGACCTACTCTTCTGTTCAATATAAGTTGGTATGCCGCCGCCTGTACTGAAGGTGCCGCAGAATTCATCTCATCTAAAAATAACACAATGTTCTTGTGTTTTTTAGCCATTGCCTGTGTAGGCAATTCTGAAGGAGAAGCCCACGTCATGTTGTTTTCTTTTGAATTGTAATACGGAATACCTTTAATATCTGTAGGCTCCCACAAACTTAATCTAATATCAATCACTTTAGCATTGATATCTTTTGAAATTTGGTGAATAATATCTGATTTACCAATTCCAGGGCCGCCCCATAAAAATATTGGTCTTTTAATTTTTAATGCGTGTAATATACTTGCCTTTGCTTTGTTAGGCGAAAGTTGTCTAGTTGTAAGACCAGCATCTTGTGTTTTACTTTGTTTTACCATTTTGTACTCCTCGTTAATTTGTTGTTATGTACTAATAATACATTCTGACATACCAAAAGTCAACCACGAAGAAGTCAAGGTTTATGCGGGTTCTAGCGTCTGTGGATAACTTATTCTGAGGATTCTAGTCTAGAAAGTGCTTTGTTGAGACCATATTTTCGGATATCTCCAGAAAACAACATCAATTCCATGGCTTTCTTTTCATTGGTCACAATTACACCATCGTCTGCTAGATAGTATGGACAATTGATATACTTGTCTAAGAATATTATGGTTTGAGTGGTAAGGTTGAAATCAACAGGAAATGGTACATCATATGTTTGCAGTTGTAACTTGTCTTTGACAAATGTTAATCCATCGTCAGTAAGTCGCAAACCTCCTGAACCTTTATCTCTAGTGTTCTTCCACCAAGTAGGCATATACTCTTTGAGAGTACTTTCGCTGATGCCTATTTCAGCATGTTTTAAGAATATTTTGGTGTAGGTTTCTTTCCAGTTCATTATTCACTAACAGTTTCACCTTCGGTCAATTTGACCACTGTGAAGTGTTCAGTGTTGAACATGGTGTTCAATTTTTTGGCTAGATTGAATGCATGTCCAGGATTCGAAAATGATACCTTCTTGTATTTTGGTCCTGGATAGTTGTTCAGCATGTTTGCTGATTTCAAATTGAATGGCTTATTTTTATAGAATACAGCCCATATACCTTCAGCCGCAAGTACCTGTTCGCTCTTGTATGATTTGCGATCTGTGAATTCTAGTAATATAGTCGGTTTAGGTCTACTCATGTTATATGAGTATTTATCTATTTTATGGTAGTATTATAAATTACCGCCGTCTACTTTGACTTCTATTGCTTCGGCTTCTGTGTTACTTTTTTGTGCCATTAGACCCTCATAGTCGCCTGCTAAACGGGCCAACACTGTGGCTAGGCTATATGTGACTTGCTTGGCTGTATTGATGTCTAAACGCACTTCTTTTTGGTTGCTGAGGTCAGCACCTTTAACTTGCTGTATAAACTGTTGTAGACTTGCTGTGTTAATAGGGTCTTTTGTTTGCATTGCTCAACTCCGTTTTCATTTCTAATGATGTTCTGAATGGTCCTTTAAAAGCATAACTGTCCAATGTTAATAGTTTAGGACAATAACTTCGTACCCAACCTTTTTCAAATTGAATGATATAGTATCCAGCACAGTATAAACTTTTTGACTTTTTACTTTTGTTAAACAGTGGTAGTTTACGTTTTACATCAAACACCATGTTGTATGGCTTAAACTTTGAAGGATAATCATAAACCGAATTATCTTCATTTTCTTTTTCTTCTTTTGGAGCACTTACAGTTGAACCCCACATCCATTCTCCACTAAAATTCTTTTGAAGTTGTTGCTGATTGTCAAATATTCTTGTACCATCTGGACAACTGTACATGTACCGTCTATCCTCTTGTCTACAGATTGTTCCTACTTTTTCTCCATCAGATTCTAGTATCCAGAATCTATTCTCCAATATCGGCTTTGCAAAAAATTTATTCGTCATGCTGTTGCCTCCTCTTTAAGTTTATATTTTGCATTCAATGGCTCAGCATATGTTTGCGGATATTCTGCAATTTTTTGCATGTCCCATTTAGCACAAAATTTTATTAGTTTTAATCCTACTTGTTCTACCTCTTTAGGTTTCACACTGTTTATAGTGTCGTCAATTAATGTTCTTATTTCCTTAGGTTGTGCTGTCAAATCACACAGTGTTACATTTCTTTGAAAGTCTTCCATAACTCTATGCTCATCGCCATTATGATCAACCCAACGTTGTAGCATCATGTTGTTCCAGTTGTATCCTTTAGAATCTCTGTCGTCGAATGCATCTTGTAAACCAACCTTCTTTTTGGTTCCTTTTGTTCTTACACCAGGATATGCTGAAAACACATTGTCAGCAGTATCACCTCTCATGCATTTTTCAAACAATAACCATGCAGGATTGGGTGCAGGTTTTTCTTCTTTAGTCTTTTTGTCTATTACTCTATTTCCTTTTGCGTCAAAATATCCTTCATGTGTGATTGTAACTTCTGTGATACCGTTGTATTGACACACATTAGGAGCAATCAATTGAGCAAAGTCACCATCTGTTGATACAATTATATGATTGTCATTTGGATGTGCTTGTACCCAGCCTGCAATTAAATCATCTGCTTCAAGTTGTGGATTCTGAATTGCTGTGCAGTTTGTTTTTGTATCTATGAATTCCTTGAAGTTATCAAAAGTTTCCCAGAACACTAAATCCTCTTCAACTTCTTTTTCTGTTCTGGCATCTCTAGCATTCTTTCTATTGCGTTTATAAGGTTCATAAAAGTCTTTACGCCAACTTCTACCTTCCAAGCAAAATACAACATGGTCACCTTTGAAATCTTGCCATACTTTACGAATACTGTTTAATGTGATATGTAGAGCCATTCCTATCTTAGAATCCAAATCGCTTTGTATTGCGTGTTTGGCTCTAAAAAATGTATTGGCTGTGTCTACAATTATATAATTCATTAACTAATTTCTGATTTATCTTTGCCTAAGTTTTTAGTGTTGATATATCCAGCACCTCTTGATGGATCTAAACCTTCTTCTTGCAGTATGTTTTGTGCTATTGTTCTGAACCAACCATCCACTATTTGTTCATTTGTTTCACCTTTATAGCCTGCATTCAACAACTGTTCAATAAATTCATTGTTCCAATCCAATTCAAAGAACCCGTTTTTAATATTTTCTTTATTAATCTTTGTATCTAACACAGCAACCCAAGGTTCACCTTTTGCTGTTGCTTCTTGTTTCTCTTTCATCAAAGCATCCAACTTAGGATTTTTACCAGTGTCTTCCGCAGTTGTTTCTTTCTTTTTAACAAATTTGTCTTTTACTTCTTTAATCTTTTTTATGATATCCATTTTTTATTCTCCATTTCTTTTTTGTCTGTGTTGATCTTATCAAGTCCCCCAGGCATTTCCGAATATGTCGACGTGTAGTCTTGGAGTGTATCTCCATCCTCTTGCCATTGCAAGTTCGGCAACCTTTTTTGTGTTGAGGCTGTATGTTTCTGATCTTCCTCCCAGTGGCATGACATAAACGGGAACGTTGATTCCCACTTGATTGAACTCGGCAACTGCCTGTGCAACTTCATCAACATCGGAAGCATCAGCAACCACAAATTTGAAATACATTTCGCTATTAGGAATCCCATTATAAGACCTAGCAATTTCAGGCTTGATAGCAGTGTCCCAAGGTTCACCTGATACGGAAAGTTTTGGAGAGCATGACCAAGTGACCTGGAATCTGTCTTGTTTTCTGAGATAATCTTCAAAATCCTTATGTAAAGTCTGCGTTGTATTTGTTTCGAAAGTAACATTTTTTAAATCCTTCATTCTAGGATGTTCAAATAATTCTATGTAAGTTCTTTGCCATCCTAACAAAGGCTCACCACCTGTTAATATAAAGTGTACATCTTGTCCATTAGACATAGTCCACTTTCCTTCAGGAGTTAATGATAACACATGATCCACCACTTCGTCAATGGTCTTGTCCATCATATACTTTTTGAACTCAGGGTATATACTGGCATAAGTGTCACAGCCTGTGTGTACTATTGGCAAGTCTTCAAACTTATCCACTTTGTCAGTAATCCCTTCATCCAATAACTTTTTAACTTCCGGATTGAATTTTATTCCTTGTTTGAGTTTTTCTGCTCTGTTTGGTTCTTTATCTAAACCAAAGTTCATACAACGAAAATTACAACCGAATGTTCTCAAGAATACACTTGGTACTCCCACAAAACGACCTTCGCCCTGTATGGAATAAAATGCTTCTGAATATCTAAGTTTACTCATGACCCTTCATACTCATACAAATATCATAAAACTCTTTCTTAAGTGGAGCATGACTGTCAAATGCACCTAACATGATTGCAGTAGTCATATCTGATTCATGTTCTCTTACACCTCTGTGTGTCATGCAGTGATGTTCTGCTTTGATCAATACAGCCACGTTTGGAGTCTTTGCATATTTTTGTAATGCTTCTGCAATCTGTGTTGTCATCTCTTCTTGTATCTGCGGACGTTCTGCAATATGATGAACTATTCTATTAAATTTAGAAAGTCCTATTACT